TTTGCAACTACCCAACCTTTCGGCTGCCCATCTAGGGCCCCCCGTGAACGTTTGATTACGTCTGGTACGAACTACCAGCGTTTGTCAAACCTAACGAGCTGCTAAGGTGATTGAACTGAGTTCTCCCCCTACCCCATCCACGCCTGGTGATTAGGCGGAAGAGACCAAATGTGATGAGGACACGGACATATAGGGTTTGCAACCCTAGAGTACGCAGAGCGTGAGCCCAAAGTTACCGTAAGGTAAGAGTGGAAACACTCCTCAACATGCGACAAGTATCCTGTAAACTAAGTATAACCAGACAGATGTCAGGGTACACCGAGTCCCACGGGGATAGAAGAGGCCAGACAGTACTAATGATATACAAAGAATACAGAGGAAAGGTTTGTCACCCTTCATGTAACTCTACATACCGTAGCTCTAACAAATGGTCGCCTCAAAGGGAATAGACTAGCTTAATCAGCTACGCTTGAAACTTGAGGACATTGACTCACAGCCTGCTCCTGTCTTACGACAAAAGAGGGGTCAGGGCTATACTAAATGCAAATCTAGTGTAGCCTGCCAAATCATATCACAATCAGCCTAACATATTTCTATGCTAAACATCATGCGTATGTTTCATGTATCCCGACCGACGTTCATGCTTCCAGAGCACCCGCTTTTCCGGTCACTTGATTGGACTAGAATAGAGGCTGGGCAGTATGCCGTAGTCGACCCGGTATCTACCGGAGTAATCCTGTACGTATCGTACCAAGATTACCTTGTACTTGTCCGTGTGGCCTTGTCTAACAACATTACGTTGAAAGTCTTGGCTGCACCTGGAGAAGCCAAACCGACTGTCCCTGAACCTAACGGCTCTACATCTTCTGACCCTAACTCTCAAAATTCCCCCCCTCTAACCGACCCTGCAACTAATGATATCCTAATGGACTTCTTCTTCCCGAAAGGGACTAAGAAGGTTGCAGTATCACGCCGTAGAGGACATACATTACGTACGCTACTTACCTC